AATGAGAACCAACAGAAACACGATGCCGATAACAATTAATTCATGAATTGACATGTATATTCCTCACTTTCTTATGCCTGATTGTTGTAATAAGCCGCCAAGAATCATACTGAACTCCGCCTTAATCTGCGGTGTCTCAAACCGTAATCTACCGACGCGATAAGCGTTCAATATTTTCTGCGTCATATCGTCGGAGCGCTTGAGCATTATGCAATCGTTATCGACCAGTCGATAGTCAAATGTAAAATCCCTTGTGATTTTAGGCTGTTTTTTTGTGATGATATACAATACTTCATCGGTATCAATCAGTTTCTGATAGACGTTGAATATATAGTATTCGGTGGTTATTAGTGTGAATGCATAACCGGCGTTATTAAAATCACTAATGAGAGCATTAGCGTTATCTCTAAAATCGTTATTGATTGCATAATTTGCATAATTTTCGTCGTATCTGCGTAGAAACTGTCCGAATTTGGATGTGGCGACCTTGGCGCTAAATCCGCCGTAATCAGCTAATTCCACCATAATAAACCCGTCGCAATATCGCTGATATTGCACGCGATTATCTAACTGCGGTTCTAGATTGATATTGAACGCGCTGAAATACGGGTTAGCCAACGTTACGGCGTTGCTGCACATGATAACGCGAACTCGGTCACTCCAACGGTCAACCGTGTTGTAAAATTCCTCAAGCGCCGTGACCTCCCCCGCAAGATATCGCATATTATCGGGAAATATTTCATCGAAAATAATAGTTCTAACTCTTGGATAGGCAACCGACTTCACTTGTCCAGCTTGCGATAGGGCGATAAAATACCCCATGACATGCCATGTCGCACGGCTTTTACCACGCTTGTCGGTAGTGGCGTCCCGGTCATCCAGCCAGTGACATTCGGCCTGATTCCCGGATACGCGAAACTCTAATTCCGGATATTGCTCCGCGATATCCGCAAACCACGTGCTCTTATTCTTCTGTTCCTCAGCGGTACGCCGTAAATAGATGAATTGCCATCGTTTCTTAATCCAGTCACCGATAACCAATTTTTTGGCACCGTAGGTTTTTCCGAGGCCACGTGCTCCGATTACGAACATCCAAGGACTATGATAGGATAATACCCTACCATAGTCATAATAATCATTCTCATTAAGTACATTGACGTCATCCATACGTCCAGTATAGCACGCTTATCAAAAGTTCGGCGGAGCACTCTTCCCATCCCAGACGTTCAGCAGGCTGTAGGCGGTCTGATATCGCGTGCCATATGGCCCGAACGGTGACGTGGCCAGAATGTTGTCACGCAATCCCGTAAGCGTGGTTCCGGTCGGCACGTTCAACGCGCCTGCAGGAGATTGATGATACGCACAAGTCCACAGTATTTGCATTTTCGCGTCGTCGTATTTTTGCGGATACCCTTCATAGTCCGTAGCGAACTGAGCGCGTTGTCCTGCATGGGATTGAGTGCGTTGCGCCCACGTCTGGAACGCCGCAACCTCGCTGCCAGTCATTGCCCTGTCAAACGTGCCGCCTGAATCCATAAGCGCGGCAATGTCCGGCGCGGCGGCGGCGAACGTCCTATACCCATCTGTGTCAACCGTTTTCATCGCGTTCAGTACTTGCAGGCGGCGGCCGAAACTCCATTGCGCTATGCCGATGCCTTGGCGATTAGGCTCCACTGCATTCCATTGCAGTGATGATTCAACCGTGCCAACCACATAAAGCGCATAGCTTGACTCGCCATCGCCTACACTGGGGGATGACTGCCCTCCGTCTCCATCTGGCGCACCCGTGCCGGACGCGCCGCGATATATCCAATTCTGCGCGGTCGTCTTGACAAACAACGCCGACATGCCGCCACTACGCGAGCCGTAATGGTATATCAAATTATCGCCCTGCTGTTGTATCCATGCGGACGAACCGCCCGACACGCCCGAACCTTGATTATCTCCGCCTGTGGGATTGCCGCCGTTCGGATTATCCGGCGTCGTACCGCCCGGCTGTAAGATCTTGGGATGCAGATAGCCGAGCAACTGCGAACCTTTCAAAAGCGGTAAGGTTTGATGAACTGCCGGGGTAGGGTTTTGCGTTAGAACATCGATATTATCGCCAGTGACGCCATCCCATACGACCGCGACATGAGAGCCGGTATAAATCTGTCCGCCGAAAGTCCAGAACACCACGTCCCCCTTGACGGGCATGTAATTGGCGTCCTTTTTTTCATACACGTTGCCGAGTGCTGCGGTGTATGGAAATCGCGTATAGCACCCCTCAGCATAGCCGGTCGGAGTGATGCAATCCTGAACACTCAGGCCATACATGTCCATCGAGTATTTGGCCCATAAATCCCAGCACTGCGCACCATATGCGCCATCCATATCCCACCAGCGGTTCTCAGTCTGGGCAAACCATTGATCTAATGTCGACATGATACTAGTATACCTCGCCCGGAGTACCGGGCGGGGTATGGATTACGTTTTAGACCCTAATCAGCTGTTAAAAGTGGCATCCAATGGCAGAGAGATTGTCTGCCGGACGGTAAGTGTAAGCGTCTTATCAACATCCGAAGACGACGTACCGTCGAGTAAATTATACGCGCCACCGGCGTTCGCTCCAGTTTTGTAGGCGTCTGGGTCGGGGCAGAAGTCAAAGTGCAGCCAACCGTATTTCGCTGCGTCCGTTGGCGTATCAAGCCTCGAATCGACGGTCCGATACACGTCAATAAAAGCGCCGAGCAGATTACATCCTCTGATTGTCGCGTATGCCGGGATGTTATTGTTTTCGGACGTCTGAGTGCGACGATATGGCAGTGTCTTGACAAAAATCGGCACGTCAACCGACCACACTTTGGTGCCGTCGTCCGATTTATGGTACGCGAATTTCAGCAGGTCATCATGATTCAATCCGAGCGAAACGGAAAATGTGTGCAGAAACATGTCATGCCTAACCAGCACATTAGAATACTCCACAGAATATGCCTTAAAGACTTCGCTAAGGGCGCGTTTATTTTCGCCAAGCGCGAAAAGCTCTTTGTTAGAGACTTGCGGAACCACCTGTGTGTTTAGCACGTTTGCGTGATTGACAAGGATAGTGGTCAACGTGTTGGCAAGAATCTCCGCACCCTGTGCGCTTGGATGCAAGTGGTCGCCCATGTCCAGGCCTTGTGCGTACGCGAACCATTTGTCTGAGTCAATCACGTTAACACCGGCATTAGCGAAGCCTACTTTGGTGGCAGATACTGTTTTTGTGTAATTTTGGACACGATATTCCGATTCTTTTCCGTTAGACACGTTTCGCACATTGTTAAAGAAAAGTCCGGTCAGTCCATAGATTGTGGAACTCGGATAAAGCTTTTTTATCTCATTGGTCAGAGACTCGACCTTTGCCGTAATGGCGTCTGCCGACGTGAACATGTCGTTTGTGCTGCCGTTGATTAGCACATATCGCACTTTTGTTTTGTCGTAAGAAGCGTCTTTTCGAGCGTTGTCAATTTCGGTGCCATACGACACGCCGTTGGAAACATTGAGAAAACCGCTCCCTCCGTGGCCGTAGTTTTTTAGAATCAACCCCAGTTTTTGCGCCAATTTTTCGGGATATCGTTGTCCGTCGATGTCCGGCGCGGTGGTCATGCTATCACCAAACACCACAAGTATATTGCGTGGGTCGATGATTTTATCTCTCAGCATTGCCGCGTCCGTCGGATTGTCCGCGCCTAGTGCGGCGAGGATAGTCGTATTGGAATCGGCTTTGTCGTTGGCGGCGGTGGCGTCCGTACCTGCTTTATCCCATTTATTTTTCGCAGTAGTGGCATTATCCACCGTGTTATCTCCAATCAATGTCTTAACCACTTCCTCGTCATGAGTCTCACGAGCCTCCACGCCCTCGATACGACTAAGATGCGTTTCGAGCGCGGCGTCAATAGTGTTCATACTGTTGTTGTAACCGTCCCTCAAATCGGCTGGATCATCGTCTCCGTAAAGGCTAAGCGCATAGTTATCGGTTTTATCGTAGATTGTGCTCATTGGTTATTTCCTTTCGTTTCTCGGATTAGTGTTTCCAGATAGTGAATTTTTTGGTCGAGTATCCTCATGGCCTTGTTATATCCGTCTCGCAAGTCCATTGGCGTATCATCTGCGTATAGCGGCAGTGCGAGATGCTGCGTCCTGTCATATTGACCGTTCATTGTCATTGTGTCCTTTTTCTCGTGGTGTTACTCGTGGCTCCTCATGACCAAAAATCTCACGATTGCCAATTACCGACCATGTGATGCAATCATGTTGCGCGGCCTGTGCCGTGGTCATGGTCGCCATTTGATTGACGCGAGCGCCGAATACAGCCAGTTCGCGATACATGTCACGCATTGCGTCAACGCTATCAACGTACCGTCCTTGCGTTACGTTATAAATATCATTGGTGATTTCGAGCTTGCCGAGCTTGCTTATAATATCCTCAAGCTGCACATCGACCGAAGCAAGGTGTTCGTTGATTTCGGAAATTTCCGCATCTGTCTTGTCGGATTCGGACTTCACCCATTCTTTCACCTTATCTACATATGTCTGCAAAGCGTCAAGATTATGGCGCAAGCATTCGATCAACTGCAAAGTTGTCAGTCCGTCCCGATAGGTGAACGGAACAGACGTGGGCACCCCGTCAAACAGGCGTTGCCGTGGAATCAGCGCGTTAATGGCAACCATGATTACTTCCATTCTCCATAGTTATGGCAGTCACTGAAAATTGTATCATACGAGCCCCACACCTGCATGAAACACGGTTCGAGACTCCGCACGACTTCCATATCCACATTGATGATGGCGTTCCGGTATTCCTGAATCAGGCTCATGGCGCTCTGACTCCTGCCGGTTACATGGCTCTTGCCTTTGGAGTTGCTTGAATCATGCTGATAGTCGGTTGCGCTTTGCGCAGTGGTGTGGCTGGCTGAATCCTGCGAACTGGACGCGGTGCCGGAGCTGTCCGCCTGCGATTCGTTTGCGTGAGAGGCGTAGCGTGCGAAGTCGCCCACAACGCCGGTTTGCGGCACGTCGCTATCAAAGCTTTTGGACGTGGTGGTGCTGGAATTATCCGACTTGGATGTACTGGAGCTGGTCGAATCCTGCGTACTGGACGCTTTGCCGGACGACTGGGATTCGCTGCCGCTCTCACTATCCGTCGTCATGTCCATAGAGTCCAACGGATTATATTCCATGCCCAACGTCCGATAGCGCTCGTTGAAATATGGCATGATTTCCGCCATGGTCATACCCAAGTAAAAAATGAACTGTTGAGCGGTTTCCTGACCTATCTCCCTGAGCGCGTAATGGCGGATAATCTTCTCGTTCAGTTCGGCGCGATGGTCTTCTCGGTAAATCGGATAATAGTCGGCGCTAAGATGCAGCTTGTCGTCGGTATCATATCCTAATGCGATGAGATTGCCGAGGGTTTCGGTGTACTCGCCGGGAGTCTCCATAGCATAGATGCTAAAATCCTGTGTCACAATACACCTCCGACGCCCGCGTCGTACGAGGCGGGCATATCGATGTCCGTCGTACCGCTTGCGCTCGAATCAAGCGCGTTGGGCACGCCGGAGCTTTGCGCGTCCGCATACTCAACACACACGTTCAGTTGCGGCCACAATCGGTTAATCTCAGTCGCCGCAGCCTGCCGCGCCTTGAGAAAACTCAAGCGGAACACGTCTATTTTCTCATTGGCCTGCGCCACTTCGTCGGAGATAAGCCGTTCCTTTTTCTCCGTGCCGGACGATTGAATGCCGAGATACCCCAGCACCTCGTTAGTCACCTGCGCTTTTTGCTGGATGAACTTATCCAACAGATAAGGCGTAGTGTTCGGCCACGGCTGGAACATGCTACCGGGGTCAAGCGAATCGTATCCGATGATATAGACCTGACCGTCCTGCCGCTGCTGAAGCATGTTCTGCACGGTGAGTTTGGTGCGAGGGTCGGCAGTGATGATGGTCGGTAGCTTCAGACTCTCCAAGTTCACGTCATACGCCTTGTCGATATCAGCGAGTCGCCGCGCGTACTGCCACAGCGTCGACTTGAATCCGACGCGCATTCGGTTATCCCAAATGGGAATGCATTCCGAACCGGCCTTGAGCTGCTTGTAATGGTAGTTGACGCCTACCGGCTCGAAGCATGTCGGATTATTATACACGTTCAGCCGACCTTGATAACCAGCCTGCGTCACAAGAAATCTGCCGATACGCTTATCCTCGAAAAACAACGCGCAACCGTATTCGCACAGACATATTTCAAGCCAACGTTCGTCTACGGTGGGCGGCAATCCGCGCCAACTAAAACGATTTAACGCAAGTTCCATCAGCAAATGAAGATACATGTCATCAAGCGCGACGGCGCGTGTTTTCGCGTAATTGCCGCGCGGGTGCAACGCGCCGCCAACTCGATTCTTTTTAGACCTACTCATACCGCCATTATATCACTCGTAACCAATGCCCGGAAGTGGCTCGTTGTCCGCCCAGTCAGTCACGCCAATGTACTCAGGTTTGGCCCATACCGTCACACCACGTTCAAACATGCCCTTGATGGTCAAGCGGTATTCCTCGGGCAACGTGCCCCGCACATACGCTTCCTGCATCTGCCAGAACGTGAATTTCTCCATGCATTCCAGCGAAGCAGGTGGCGTTACGAATCGTTGCACGAAATATCCGTAGCGCAGCATGTATTCACCTGCCGCCCTCAGTGCGCTTGGCGCACACGTTTTGAACCGCACCAACACGCCCATGATTCCGTTGCTTAAGTTGAACATGTCACCGCCGAGCGCTCCCGAAGTGGTTGGCGGAGTCAGTTGCATCTGCTGCACTTGTGCGTTGATTCCGGCAATGGCGTTCTGGTAGTCACCTTGAGCCGCGTACGAAGCCAGTCCATAATTCGCTTGCGACACGACGGCGTTCAGCTGGTTGCCCAGTGCGGTCGCTCCGCTCGCGTAGGCGTTGGCCTGCGATGTAGCCGCCGCGTTGGTGGCAATCTGATTCGCCGTATTCGCCGCCGCCGTGGAGTTGGAGACGGCGGCAGACGAATTGATGCCGTAATTGGCGATATCCGTTTGCGCGGAGCCGAGGAACGCGCCGCCAACCACGTTCACCGCGCCTAGCGGGCTGCGGGATGCGACGGCGTTCAGCCCTCCACCAATGATACCGGCCATACCATTGAGATTGTTGCTCTTAATGTTCTGCTCCACTTGGAGATTAGCCATCTGACTGGTTTGATTTTGTCCGATGGCGAGAGACTGGTTTAGCGAGTTTGCCGTGATGGCATTGGTTGCCGTCCGATTCTCGTTTGCCAAATTGGTTTGCCGCGTGGCGTATTCACGCTGCAATGCAGCATTGGAGTTGGCTACGTTTGCCGAAGTCAAAGCCTTCTGCCTAGTCCATTGAGCTGACTCCTGCGCGTAGGCGCGGGTGTACGCGCTGTTTGCCATAGCCAACGCGCCGCCGTTGTTGACCACGGAAAAATGAGGCAGACTGGTGATGCCGAAACTTGCGTTAAGCATTTCGCCGCCGTCTATCGGAAGGCCCATATCCTTGCCGTTGATGCGCAGCGGAACCGTAGTACTTGCTCCGGCCTCATTATATCCGGGGACGTAAAAATTGATTCTTGCGCCGGACGGTGCATAAGTGTAGGTTTCGCGGATAGTGAGCGTATCGGATTGAATATCTTCAGGTCGATAAGTAATGACCGTGCCGTTCAAACAGCTACATTCAATAACGCAGAATGGATAACAGTAGAGCTTGCGCAGATTCCGGTATCGTACGGGGATGTTGAATTTATTGCGAAAGTTCGCAATGGTCATGACGTCTTCGTAGCGTAAATCCGAATCGAGGGAGGAATTAAAAGAATAAATGTTGCCATATTCCTCTGACACTGCCTGTCCGTAAATCTTCGTAACCCTATGTCCATATCGGCTCACGTAATCCTGTGGAATCTTCGGCACCATGTAGACGGCGCAAATACCTTGCGTTATCCACGGAAACAGCGTGCCAAGGGCCATGATGTTGGCGACATACGCCATTCGATTCTCGCAATAGTAGACGGAACAGCCGTCCGTTTCCTGTTCAAAGATGGCCCCGGTTGCGGTGGTGAGCTTTGGTTCGGAAGTGCTGCCGGGGTCGTCGATGAGATTAGTAGTGCTGACCACAATCAAACCGTAATCGACCCAATTTACGCCGCCGCCGTCTATATCATAATGTCGGCCTTCGATAATGCTCTGATATTCCTGTGACGTTGTGACCATTTCACTTCCGGTATCCAAGCCCTCCGGAAGCGCCAGATATGTGCGTCCGTAGTCATTCCACTGGCGTTCGTTGGCGACGCCGATATGCCCGCGCGTCACATAGCAGCTACCGAATGTGACGTCATGCTGGAAACTCTGCCACACGTCCAGCATCAAAACCAATTGCGTGCAATGGGCGTTGACGTATTCGACGCGCTGGATGAAGTAATACCACGCGCGAGGCCCCTCCAATTCGGGGTAGTCGTTATAGGCTACAAGATAATTCCAGTCCGACGCTTCGTTAAACGGCAGTTCGACGCGGGCGGGTGCGTTGAAAATATGCATGGTGGCCGGACGGCATTCCACGCCGTCCAGTTTGTCGAACCATTCTCGCTGCGTTTCACGTGAAGCAAACCGCACAATATCACGGTATGAAGCATCCCACGGCACGCGGCAGAGTTTCAGCGCCGTGTTTGGCGTCCATTCCGCCCACGAAAAATTCGACTCCACATAAGGATTCACGTCGTCAATCATCATCATCATCCTCCGATATGACAAGGCCCGGAGCAATCACGTGGATTACGCTCCGGGCCTTGTCCTGCATCACACCGTGAGAGAAAGTAGCCAACCGACTACTCTCACATTATATCACTCTCCGGTTACGGTCACGCTCTTCTTACCGGACACGCCGAACAGCGTGGCGGTGATATCAGAGCTGCCAGCCTTGACACCAGTCACCACGCCGGACTCGGACACGGTGGCGTTCGCCGGAGTACCGGACGTCCATGCGGCCTGTGCGGTAACGTCGGCGGTACGTCCGTCAATCATGGTCGCCACGGCAGTAGCCTGCGCCGTATGTCCTACGGTCACGCTCGGTATAGTCACGGCGATGGACGCGATGATGGACGGGCTGAATCCGATAACACCGTCACCAACCACTGGCACGTCCAAAGCCGCGGACACGGTGCCCGGCACTTCCGGCGTCGCCGGGTTCGTGTACAAGGCGGTTGCGGTAATCGGAATAGTGGTGTTCGGTTCGTCAAGGCCGACCACCAGCACGCCGGTAGGCGAGATATACGTATAATCGCTCTTCGGCTTAGTGGTGTCGCCAATGCGGTACTCGACCGCGTTCGAGCAGAACGTGGCAGCACCGTCATTAGTGATAGTCGTGTCGGCAGTGACCTGCACCGCGCCACCACGCGCCACATCGCTCGGAGTTTCCGAGCCACCGCCATACACGGCAAGCTTAAGTTGGAACGTCGGCGTCTGAGCCTGTGTGCCGGTAGGAACCACCACGTTGGCGGTAGACGCCGCGCCAGTCCAGAACATCACAGCCGGAGCGAAGCCGGACACTGAGATGATGTGCTGGACATGCAGATAATGGTTGACCGAATTGATGTTGACCGGATTGGTCTGCTGTGTCATCTCATTAATGACCGGAATGTCAATCAAGAACTTATCGGTAGTCAAAATGGCTTGCACGCCATCCATACCGAACCTGTCCTGCGGAATGACGATAATCCGGTCGATGGTCGGCTCGGCGTCCGTACGCTGGAACACCGTGGCAAGGCCCTGCACGTCAAGCGCCGACTTGACTTCCGGCGAGCAGAACAATACGAGTTCGTCCGGACGGGCGAAAGTCGGCATATGGCGGGCATTGTACTTAGTGGAAACGAATTTAAGCGTATCAGCCCATGCGCGAATCTGGCGCAACATGTCGCGAGCGTCCGTCTCCGAACTGCCCATTTTGTTTAAATCGTTGTCCATATGGACGCGCCAATATCCACCAAGCTTCGCATATTCGACGAACTGATGGCATAAAGCCTCGAAAAGGTCAACTTCAGCCGCATTGTAGCAGGATGTGAGAATCTGCGAAGTGAGCGAGGCCAAACCGTTTTCGGACGTGAAAGCACGCTGCAATGTCTTGTCGTCTGTGGTCGCAGGATACCAGTGGGCGAAGTCCAGACGGTGATAGAGCGAATCCACGTCGATTTTCCACTTGCGGAAGTTGTCCGCGCCGAGATATTCCGCATTAGGATCATAGACCTGAGCGAGCGGCATGCCAACGGCGATTTCCTGCCACGTGTCGCCATACGCCTGCGATGCACGCTGGAAAACGCTGAGAGGATTGTTCCAACGCCACGTGTTCACGTAGGTGCCGCCGATACGGTTCACCAGCGCCGAATAAAATTCATTCTTGAGCTGAGTGGACGACATAAGCGTAGCCATCTGCCTGTCCATGTTCATTTGAGTGGCCGAAGGCATTCGCCTTTGATATTCCGGTGACGCCTCGTTGCGAATCATGTTCAAAATCTGAGCGTTGTTGAATTCGGTGAGCGGGCGAAGCTGCTGCTTCGGCGTCACCACTGGAGTAGTTGCCATGATAGTTATTCCTTCCTGATTGTCAGTCTTCGTAGAGGTCGTCGAAAGTGCTGTAGGTGCCGTTATAGTCGTCGTCGGTCATTTCAGCCGCTTCCGGCGTCGCATCGTCGTCGAGGCCATCGTTCAGCACGTGGTCGGCGGCGGCGTCGCGCATCGCCTCAACGGTTTTGGACAGCTCCGCCACGGTCGCCTCCAATGCGCTAATACGGTCGGCCATGTCGGCGTTCTTGTCGTCGTCCGCGTCTTCAGGTTCGTTATCGTCCTGCGTTTCAGGCTCTGGATTCGGCGTATTTTCGTCGGCGCTCCCGTCCGGTTCGGTGTCGTGCGTAGTGTCCGGCTTGTCATCATTTTCGGTGTCGTCCATAATCACCTCTTAAGGTAGATGGCACGGCAGCAATCACGCTGCCGTGCCGGAATTGCTAGGCTGTGCGGGTTCCCTCGCCGTCAATGGGCGTTGGCTACGCACGTCTACATCCGACCTAATCGCCTTACCGATTGCCTTCCGGTCGGGCCATCGAATCAGCTTGGGACGCACACCCCGCTACCAGACATTATAACACAAAAAAACAGCCGTCATCGTTGACATGGCGGGATTTCGGCAGAAAATCGTCGTAGGGAATTGGAGCTGCGCGATGTACGCCGCTCAACCGCATGACGGTATCGCCGTCTGTTTCCACACCGCAGTATTTGCGATTGCCGAGGATGCGAAGTTTTTCATAGGTATGGTCGTTTTTCCACGCGCCCAGTTTCTTATCGTCCGTTTTGATGCCAATAGGCGCGTCCAACCCCTCCAAAATCATGCCGTCTGTGTCGGCGTAGAGCACACGACCGGCGTTCGCATTCATCGCGCGGGATAATATTTGCCGACCGTAGGCGTTGACATATGCGGCGGTCGGTAGCCATGCGAGCGAGTTGGACGACTCAGGTTTGTCCACGGTAAAATCCACGCCGCCATCACCGGAAGGCTTCGGGTGCAGCATGGGCCGATAAAGCGAGGCCCCGAATTTTCCCACCAGCGAGTTCAACAATAATTTCGCCATTTGACGACGCTCTCCGGTTGCGGTTTGTTTCACGTGGAACCATTTATCCACATACGTATAGTAGAGTCCATGCGATTTACGGAATTTCCAACCGCCGATATACTTCCACACATGGACGTCATAGTTTTCCGTCAGAGTTTGCCAATCCACGTCAGTCACCGGCATGGTGACGACACCTAGCGTACTATCCATACGTTCGCCCTCGTATCCCCATACTGGTAGGATGTTTGTGAGCGTCGCCGTTTTTCCCGTTTTCAGCTGCGCGTCGAACGAGATAACATCGATATGCAGCGGATAATCGGCATCATGATGATATTCTCCCTCATACCATACGGGCAAACCTACCGGCATGGCAAAGTCGCGCATAATGCTCGGATAGAGGCTATTCACATCCCAACTCTTGCAATCCCGATATTCACCCGGTCTGCTATACACTATCGCCCCATAGTACGCGCGGCGCATCTGGTGATAGTCATCCTTGTTTAATGGAGGGAAGTGCTGTCTGAATCCTGCGTAATCCCCCCCGATGTAATCGCCCATCGCCATGGACGCTATCGTAGTACCCTTGAGGTTCAGGGCGGCGCATTCCTGCGCGATATTCCACGTGGTTTCCAAGTCGGTGGCTCCCCCAAACGTTTCGCGTGAAACATCCAGTCCGTCATCGCGTGTGATGTTGCGCACATCCAGAAAATCCACGGTAATACCGCCCATGCGCACGCGGAAATTGTAGAAGTGGCCGCGGATATTGAAAGTGCCCCAGACCCCATCTTTGGCCGGATTCGATTGCAATGGCACTCGTTTCAATAGTTGAGCCGCTATAGGCTTGATATCCTGCCATCCGTGAGCGCACCATACGCGCGTATGATGGTCAAGCATGGTCAGTCGAATGACGGCGTTCGCCGTCAATGGCGCCATACCGTCATCCGTCAATAGTGTTGCGCCGTCTGTTGCCGCCGTTCGACGCTCTCGCATGATTCCATCCTTTTTTAGTGTCTTGCTGCGCTGGTCATCCATTCATCAAGTCGTGTCTCTACATCTCCTGCGTCTGTTTTAGTCTCCCATTTATGTGCCTTATCATTATACCACGTTGCCTCGCGTATTACAACGCTAAAATTCGTGTTGTTTATTAGCCATCGTTTTTGTCGATTCGACAATGCGGCAAATCTTTGAGCTATGCTGGAATCGAATGCTTCGAGCTGTTGCGCGACCTTATCAAAATCCGAAACACCCTCGTTTTCTGAAATCCTCCTAGTTCCCGCACGCAATGGCGCACGTCCAATAAGTCCGGCGTATTCAAGTATCTCTCGCTCAAGTCTCCTACGACTTCCGTCTCGAATCATCGCACGCGCATGGCTTATTCCACGCTCTGTGCCGAACACGTTCGCACGGCTTCGCATGAGTTCGTCACGCGCCGAGCCACCAATCGTATGAGTGCCCAGCACGTCGAACGGAGATTCCCCTGCGCGTTCCATCTCACGCATTTCACCTACAGTATAGCGTGCCATGCTCAAGGCTTCGAATTGTTGAGCACGCTTGATTTTCTGGCGTGCCTCGACTCGGCGGCGCTGCTGCTGCCGCAATGTTTTCCGACGTTTCGACGGGGCGGCGGCGATTTCCGCGTCGGTAATCAGCGGACGCGCGGCCATCTCACGGTCAAGTTTCGTGACGCGAACGTCTGGAACAACCTGATACGGTTCATTGTCCCGCGCCCTTAAAGCTTGCTGTTGTTCTCCAAACTCCTGTCCAATGCGTTGTGCTACCTGTTCAAGCTGTTGGACACTGAGGTCTCCTAAAAATGTTTCGGCGATTCGCTTGGGGAGTCGTCCGGTACTGTAATCTCTGACTGCACGCTCTCGGCGTACCTGTGCCGACCTGATTGCGGCGTTGCGTTTCAGATTGTCAGCGCGTCGGCGGTTTTTGCGTTTTGCCACGGTTCCCCCTGTGAGTATGAAACACCCCTCGCCGCAAGGATGGAAACGGCGGGGGGTGAGTCTGGCGGCAACATCCCTATAGGGACATTGCCATGATATCATATAGTGCGGACAATAGTGTTACTTGTGCTTGTTTTCCGACACCAGTTCAAGGTCGAAGAACTTATAGCCACGGCGGCTTTTCTTTTCCACCACCTTGAGGGCAAGTGGCTGGTTCCATGTGTCCGGCGTGCCGAAAATGGCGAACAGGTTGCCGAATGCGTGCGCCAGCGTGGGGGAGGCTGCGGCAAAGTCGCCTTCTTCCGCGTGAATGACGACGCGGGTAGACGCATTGATTTCTCCAGTCTCTTGATTGGCGACTTCGATGGCCTGCGCCAGCACGTTGGTGACGTGCAGCGGCTCGTTAAGGTGTTCATCTACTTTATCGGCTGTCTGCATGGCGTTGTACAGCGCCATCTTGCCGTCCATAGTACTGGTGTCGAAAAAGTGGGATACGGCGTTGGTGCCGTTTGCGGAAAAGTTGTTGCCGTTCGTTACGGTCAGTTCGTTGTCAGCCATTAGTGTTGCCTTTCCTTATAGGGGTTATTAATTATTTTCCTCGGTGATGATATCATCTTCGACCACGTTGCCGTTAACCGGCCCCGGGTAGTCGGTAATGGTATCGTCCCCAAATTCGCAATTAGCCCAATAGATTGCCTCATCCATGCGCGTTGCCTGCGCGTGATATTCGGCGGACATTGGTAGCATGTCCTTGTTGATTTTGCGGGCTTTTTTCATAGCCATGTCAGCTGTACGGCACGCGCCATTCACGACCACCTCGGTGTCAACGAGTTCGCCGTTTTCACCGCGCGTGATACCGCGTACGATACTGTAATGCTTGGCTCTCTTAATGTATGCCATAATCATACCGCCTTATCTTATTGTTGCTGCTGTTGCGACATTCTTGCAATGTCTTCATCAGTATACCGCACATCTGTCAGATTGTCAAAACATCGACACGCGATTTTGACGATAGTCTGAGCAAATTCGTTTCCACACCAGACTTTGCACATTTCATAGCATGTCGCACCCTTGACATGACAGACGGCGCACCACGCCACCATAGCCGGAGCATAAATGACGCCGCCCAGCATTTCAATATCCTGAGTTCGCGCCAACGCGCCGATGCGCGACGTGCGGGGGGACAGTGATAAGCAAACGTTTGCCGCATGTTCCACACCGTCGGCGAACGCTACTTGCGACCCTTGAGGCTCGTAAAAGTTCTTGAGCAGTGTTATACTACGACATAATGTTTCCCAATCGCCCTCTCCTCGATTGTATTCACGCAAGTGCAGATTACGGCGACGCCCACGAATGACACGGCGCACACGGTCGTCATCCAGCACTCCATCGTCAAACCAGTTTGTACGTTTTTCGTTTTCATCAAAATTCAAATTCTTCAATTTCATAATCAAAACTCCAAAGTATCATCGGCACTATTATAGCCGTCCATCCACATCATTTCCCACAAGAAAGAACTAGGGCAACGTTTTGGCGGACTATCGGCACCACGCTTATGCTTTACTCCATCCCAAAACGCTCTCAACCGCCAATACGCATTGGCGTCAGGACAATCGCCGCAAGTCCACGAATGAATCCAACCACGAAAATACATAACTCAATTCCTCTCTAAAAGCGGAGTGAGTGCCAAGTCGGTAGCGTCAACGATAATGTCAAACACTTGGTCGTAGTCACATGCATCATACGAAGCCAATGCAACAGCGTCGGTCAATCCGTCCGGTGTGTAAAATCGGATATCATACCGCAATTCATACACGCTGCGGTGTGCGCAATACCATAGTCCAACGTCACCACCCCTAAACGGAGAGTGAAACGTTGCAATCTTCCTGTCATACTTAGCCATTTCAGGCCCCTTTCACTACAAAAACCAACACAATAGCCACGCTCACAGTAAGCATGACCAAAAAGCAAAAAACGTCACGCGCATTGCGCGGGAGTTCGCAAAACACCGTAGCCGCCATCGTGAGAAACAACACGGAGAGAATGCAGACGGCAACAATCATACCAACCATTATAACATCACCACCTATCAGACTAAAGACGCTCAAACCATGCCAAAAACGACAACAATACCAATAATGCACGCACAAATAACAAGCACCGAAGCGAACATATCAATACACCACACTATAAAAATAAGCCATATATTCACCCCCAACGACACGCCTTGGCGGGAACTGGCTAACATGAGCGTAAAGCATGACTCCCTCAAGCTGGAGGACTCTACACAAAGCCTCATAAGAGTCTTTAGCGTGAACTACACGGTAATTACGAGTCGGAGCTTCCACTTGGAGATAATCAACACAAGACCAATCAACTACGATATACGTATGCTCTATCACAATCATTCTCCAT